TAAACCTACTACACCTATCAACATAGGTTTATTATACTATTTTTTTAAACGTTTTTCAATCTCTTTTTTAACATCATGGACTGATGTTAATACCAGTTTCCGTACGCCCAGTTTCTTTTCTTTTAGTGCATGTATGGCAACATTCTCTAGATCGTCAACCATGTCGGTCAGTTCCTCTAGTGTGCATTTGGAAAGTTTTTTGTATCGAGTATCTATCATGATACTATTATTTAAATGGAAATAGTGGTCAATTAACCAATAACAAAACTGTGTGGTGTTCCACCTTCTGCAAAATTACCTAGGTCCTGTTCTAGTTTTTCCATCTCGGCAGTTCCCTCGGCCTTTAACGCATCACCGTTTAGTGTTGTTCCACCCTGCGGCCCTGCTATTGTGTTGAACTTGCCTCTTGCTTCTCCTAACATAAGTTTAGATACTGCCAGTGTGTAATCTCTGATCCACGGTTTTGAGTAGATATCTTTGAATAAGGTGATGTCAGGTCTAAAATTGTCTGTGTGCATTAGTACTGTCTCATTGTCGGATCTTGGTCTCTGTGTTATTGTTAATTTCTTTGTAGCAACGTCAAAATGGAACTGTATAAAACTTCCAAACATTTTTCCTACAAGTTCTTGATATGAAGCAAACGCATAGTAAGTGGCCAATCCGCCTGTTGCTCCTGCTCTCAACAAGTAAGTGTTTGTGTATGCCAAGTTGAAAGGTTCAAACAATGTACCACCTTCTCCACCTTCGGTTCGTGATCCAACACTTCTTCTATTTAAATTTCTCACGTTAATTACTTCGTCTGGTAAAATATATGTGTTTTGATTCTTCTTTAAAGTAAGGAAAGCATAAGATTCTTCTACAGCATTTGATGATCGCTGTCTGAATTTATTGACTGCCCTTTCTAGTGCCGTTTGATAGTGTTTAGGGTCTAATTCAACATCGATCATACCGTCACCTAGGTTATTTTTTACGTAATCGAATATTTCTTGTTGACTTGTTTGTAGTTCTGACATACTCATATTTATAACCTTTGCCTGTGCAATAAATATGTATGATATGCCAAGATTATCCATTTTCAAGCCTGAAAAGGGCAACGACTACAAGTTCTTCGATCGGAACATCAAGGAGATGTTTCAAGTGGGAGGAACTGACTTACATTTTCACAAGTACGTAGGACCCTACGACCAAGGAGATGAAAACAAAGATGGAGCCGCATCTCCCAGCCAACCTAGAGTCACTGGTACAGATTTAAATGAAAGAACTATACAAGATTTGTTATTTCTAGAAAATAGAGACAGAAAATACGACGACGACGTTTATGTCATCAGGGGAATTTATAATGTGCAAGATGCTGATTTCAATCTATCGCAATTTGGTATGTTCTTACAAAATGACACACTATTTTTAACTGTGCATCTGAATGATGTCGTTGAAAGATTAGGAAGAAAACCCTTGGCAGGTGATGTTATAGAATTTCCACACATGAAAGAAGATTATTCTTTAGATGAAAGCATACCAATTGCATTGAAACGTTACTATGTTGTTGAAGATGTCAACAGGGCCGCAGAAGGGTTCTCACAGACATGGTGGCCACATCTACTTAGACTGAAAATGAAAACAATGGTTGACTCTCAGGAGTTCAGAGATATTATTGGTGATGCGGCAACCGAAGGTTCTCTTGCAAGTTACATGTCAACTTTCAACAGAGAAAAAACTATAAATGATCAAGTTGTTGCACAGGCGGAAGCTGATGCACCTAAGTCAGGATTTAATTACAAACAGTACTATGTTGCACCAATCGACGAAAGAGGAAATATCAGAACTGAGAATATTAACTCCGAAGAACAAAGAGCCAGCAGTGACAGAACAGTCAATGCTACGATAGACACTCCAGCAAGTTCTCACTACGGTTTCTACCTAGACGGTGACGGCGTTGCACCAAATGGTAATCCGGCTGGGTTTGGAATATCGTTTCCTACGTCGGGTATTGACGAAGGTGATTACTTCTTAAGGACGGATTTTTTACCTAACAGATTATTCCGTTATGATGGAACCAGATGGGTGAAAATAGAAGATAGTGTAAGAATAACTACAACAAACAATGATTCGAGAAGCAACTTCAAAACAAGTTTTGTTAACAATGGAACAACGTCAACAATAAACGGTTTGACAGTCACACAGCGACAGACTTTGACTGATGCTCTCAAACCTAAGGCCGACAATTAAAAATGTTACACTTTTACGAAGGACAGGTTAGGAAATTTTTAACTCAATTCATCCGAATTTTGAGTAACTTTTCTGTTGAAACAGGAAGGGGCAAAGACAACTCTGTGCAGTTGAGAGCTGTACCTGTAGTTTATGGAGATCCTACAAGACAGGTCGCAAACATTATTAGACAGAATTCTGAAAATGCGTTGCAGTACACTCCAAAAATTGCTTGTTATGTCAGAGAACTTAATTATGACAGGGAGAGAATGCAGAATCCTTATCACATTGAAAAACAACATTTAAGAGAAAGAGGAATAGATTCAGACGGAAATTATACAAACGAATTAGGTGCTGGATACACTGTAGAAAAAGTTATGCCTTCACCATTTCGATTGGAAGTGACGGCAGATATTTGGAGTTCAAATACAGATCAGAAATTACAAATAATGGAACAAATTCTATATCTGTTCAATCCAGACTTCGAAATTCAGAAATCAGACAATTACATTGACTGGACCAGTTTAAGTTACGTAGAACTGACAGGTACAAATTTTTCATCGAGAACTATACCCGTTGGTGCTGACACTGAAATTGATATTGCTACTTTGACATTTTCAATGCCCATATGGATATCGCCACCTGTAAAAGTTAAAAAGTTAGGTGTTGTGCAGAAAATTATAATGAGTATATATGAGGATGATGGCGGAATAGCAAAAGGATTAATATCCGGTGGATTAACATCAAGAAGTTTCATTACTCCAAATAATTTTGGATTGTTAGTAACTGGAAACCAATTAAGATTGTTGGGATCTACTGGAACAAGCGTTACATCAGGTGGAGATGGATTCCAAACAGGTGCCAACGAACCTAACAACTTTGATCCATTTGAAACTTTTGGACCAGCTGTAAACTGGAAAGTTTTGTTAGATCAATACGGAAAAGTTACAAACGGCACATCACAGATCAGACTCACACAGCCAGACGGTTCAGAGATAATAGGAACGATTGCAACAACAACGTTAGATGATACTATTTTATTATACAGCATCGACACGGATACTATACCTACAAATTCACTTACAGGCGTTTTGAAAATAATTAATCCTGCAACATTTAATCCTGGGACGCCTGCCAATGGTGACAGGTATTTGATTATCAATGACGTTGGAGATTCCACGGCATCATTCCAGAGTGCAACTTGGGGGACTTTGATTGCTAACGTGGGCGATATTATTGAATATAATTCATCTCAAAGTAAATGGTTGAAAGTATTTGACGCTTCTAATCCAGACTCTACACAACATTATGTTACCAATTTAAACACTGGTATACAATACCGATTTAACGGCACAGAATGGGTTAAATCATACGAGGGTGTTTACACACAGGGTAATTGGAGCATAGTGCTAGACGGTGGTACAGATATTGGTTATGATCCCAGCACCGATGCAACTACTCCTTGATAAAACACAAATAATCTGTTACAATAAGTTATGAAAGAAAGTATCACATGTTCAGGAGCATTGTTCTATTCTACTAGTACCAAACGTTTTTTGTTTTTACAGAGAACTGCTAAGAAGACACAAGGCATGTGGGGATTGGTAGGAGGGCAGGCCAAGTACACAGAATCAGCATTCGAAGGGTTGAAGAGAGAAATCAAAGAAGAAGTTGGTGAAATTCCTAAAATTAAAAAAGTTATTCCTTTGGAGATGTTTACTTCCAACGATGAAAAGTTTTTCTTCCACACTTATCTTATTGCAATAGAAACTGAATTCTTACCCAAACTGAATGACGAACACTCGGGTTACTGTTGGACTGCTTTCGAATGTTGGCCAAAGAACTTACACATGGGTCTTAAGAATACTTTGAATAACAAAAGCATCAAAGGGAAGTTACAAACTATTTTAGATCTTATTACCTAATTATTCTGTAGGATATTTGCCCTTGGTCTTCTTCAGCATCCGTATGGCCTCCGCCATGTACTCCTCGCACTTGGCCGTGTCACCCGTCACACGCATCTCCACCGCTTTGTCTCGCCACTGTTGTGACTGACTGAACAGAGGTGCATCCGAACGCTTGGCCTCAAAGTTCTGATAGTGGATCAGATCATCTGTGCAAGTGCCATTGCCCTGTGAGTGTCCGGCATAAGCATAAGAACTTAATAAGAAAAATATTAATATTGTAAAGTATTTCATAATGTGTATATTTATCAAAAAAAAAGGCCCTATATTTCTACAAGGCCTTTTGATTCTACTAAAAAGTATGAATATTTATTAGTTGTTTGTCCTCACCGCACAATTTACCAATTTGATTCCTGCGTCAGTTGAGCTCTC